GATGCTCGATTCACAGAGCCATGGCACGGCAAACTTTGTTGTCTTGGTTGAACCTAAGCCAGGAGACAATGCCAGTCTGTCAGAGAGCGATCTCAGCTTAATTCAAGAAGCACTCAATGCGACAAGCCCACTGCCCACAGGCGGTACAGTCGGACAGGTTCTGACGAAAACATCGAACGGCTCTGCATGGTCTGATGCTGGCACACCTACACAGGAACAGGTCGCTGAAGCGGTATCTGATTGGGCAGACGAGAACATCACAGTAACCACAGGAGTGGTCATTGACACATCTCTTGCGGTGGCTGGAGCAGCTGCCGATTCCAAAAAGGTCGGAGATGAGATCTCTGAGTTAAAGAGCCGAATAACACAAAACTACATGTATGTTGATGGTGATACATTATTCATCAGAACAAATCTTGTGGATGCTAATGAGGTGAGTTACTGATGGCAAACGTAGTTGTAAATGATGAATATCTGTCTGATATTGCTGATGCCATAAGGACAAAGAGCGGAACATCTGACACTTATAAGCCTTCGGAAATGGCTGAAGCTATTTCAAATATTGGCGGCAGTGGAAGTCCCGACTGGGTTGATGTTACTCCAAATCTTGCGAACTTATACAGCCCGTCAACCATATCAAACTACGATTCGGAAACGGACACATTGCGTGTTTATGTTAATACGGCAAGTACCTATAGCAGAACAGACGTGCCGTTTACCGTGGAAGTTGGCGCTTTGTATAGAATAGAACTTGACCTCGTTAGTACCGTAACAACTTGCAATGTCGGTTTTCGTGACACCACCAATGACAAGGTTCTTTTCGGACTGACGAGAGCAACTGGAACTGAGGGGCATTATACATATGGCACGATTGTGTCAGATGTATCCACTTTCGTTGATTCTGACCATGTTAGTATTGCGTTCTATTGTTGTTGGTCAACTAAAGTAAAAGGTGATGTTACGTGGAAAAACTTCAGAATCTACAAGTATGTTGGAGGTAACTCATGACCACGATAAATAAGATAAATTTAAACGGAACAGAGTATACAATAGGCGGACAAGACCTTCCGATTGAGGTTAAAACCGCAATAGATAATCTCTTCGCAAATGCTTTGTACAATGACTATGATTCATCGGGAGACTATGCTGTTTATCATGCTTGGGCAAGCGCAATCACGTTAGTTTCTATTACTGCAACGTTTGTACAGGGCGAGACTGTGATATATCCATGTCAATATGACAAAATCAAAGAGCATTTGACTGTAACCGCTCATTACAGTAATGGGACGAGTACAACTGTCAGCAATTACGCACTAGTCGGAGCTGACGAAGCGGGAACGGCTACTGTAACTGCTATTTATCAAGGTAAAACCACTACATTTACTGTAACTATATCTGATGGAATCTTGTATCAGCTTCCGGAAGCTACTACGTTTACAGGCGATTCTTCTGAGAGGATTAGCGCCGGTTTAGATATAGAGCCGCTTGCCACGGATGATGACTTCACCATCACATTTGAAATTACAAGAGACGGTACATACACCAATGACTCCTATGTTTTCCAGTGCTTGGGAGAAGTAACTTCATCAACATACTGGGGTGCTAAATTTCAGATTTCAAAAGATAAATACTATTTGGTTTCTTTCCAAGAATCATCTTATGTATCCGAGTACACGCCTACAAGTACAGGTGTCTTGAAGTGTGTGGCAAGGCACGCAAAGGGTGAGAATACGATTACGTGGGCATTAACAAAAAGCGGTACGGCATTTGAAGAACATACACTTGGAACTACTCTTAGAACTGGTTCCGCACATTTATTTATTGGTGGCAACGGATACAAAGGGACTATTGATTCGTTTGCGTGGTATAAATATCGGTTCACAGATGAACAGACAAGTCAATTCTTGGGCTTACAGGAAGGAGTATAAGTTATGGCAATCTATGATGTACATGGTGAATTAATCCCAACTGGATTTAAACAAACACTGGAGTTGCTTGTCGCATCATCAGAAGCATCTTCCGACATTAAAGCGAATACTGAATATGTATGTACTGGAACAAACGATGAAGCAGTTATTCAGCGAGCAGTTACTTATGTTGCTTCGCATGGCGGAGGCGTTGTCAGATTGTCAGAAGGCAATTTCTTTATTGACTCATTTCCAAATACAGACTCGGCAGGTGATTATGTTGCTATCATGATCCCTCAGCAAACGAATGCTTTTTCTATTGAAATTCTTGGGGCGGGGCTCCCTTATGGAACTGCGCTCACTAACAACAAGGCTCGCACAAGAATTGTTGTATCTGAATCGTGTTATGAAAGTTTGTCAACGTCAAATAGATATACAATCCTTAGAGGCGGTTATGTTCCATCGCAGATTTGGAAACAAACAACGCATCATCTGACACTGAAAGATTTGGAAATGAAACTCCCTTGGAATCAAAAGCCGATTACATGCCTTGATCTGATTTACACGAACAGGGTACTTGTTGAAAGAGTGCAGTTTAGAGGTTATACAAGCGGTTATAACGGACATACTGTAAATGTCGGTACTCCACCGGATATTGCCGTTGAGAACTGCGTAGGAATGAGAGCGACAAGTGGAAGCAATAATGGTGTTTTGAATGATTACAGAAATATGCTTGCGACTGGATTCTACGAAGGATTTAAACTCGGTGGCGAGCATCTGATCGGAATTAACCTCGCTGCAATATTCTGCTATTACGGATTCACGTTCGGCAACTATCATTGGGACGGCGCTTTCTCTCATCCAATGACACTGATCAATTGCTGTGATGAACGTGGAGTGAACTTCCCTTTGTTTGTTGACTGCGGAACGCCGAACGGAAGTCAGCCGATCACGTTTATTGACTTCAACCTTGAGCGCAAAAGTACCATAGTTCCCGGCGGTGTTCTCGGAGATTACGCTGTTGAATCAACTCCAAACACGTTCAGAGGAACTATTAACTACACGGTATCACCCGATAATGGTCAGAATTCCGTTACTGAACCTTTTTGGGCAGATGGGAGTGGGCAAGGATTTGTCACTAAGAATGATGCGCACATGTTAAGCGGAACATCCGCAGTTCGGAGAGGATACAAGCCAACATATCTTCAGCAGTTCTACGATACAACCGTAGGGAAAATGCTTTGGTGCGTAGACACAGCCAACAAGACGTGGAAGGATGCACAGGGCAATACTGTATCGTAAAGGAAACAATAAATCAGAGAGCCGTAGGGACAGTTGGCTACAAAAGGGACGTTTGGATACAAAAGGGACAAAAAGTAGACGAGATCGTACTTTTCAGCAGACGAGATCGTTCAAAAAGCAGACGAGGTGAATCATGACAATTTCCCATGAAAGAAACTGCGATAACTGTATTCACTTTCGATGGTATTACGATTTGTGCAAGAAATTCGGAATCGAGGTTGATGGACGAGAAGTCCATGATTGTTTTGAAGAGAGGTGACCATGGATTGGGAGAAGCTGAGCAAAGAAAAAATTAAACAATCCAAAGGATTTCAGCGAAAGTTGTGGATGATCTTTCTGTCTGATCTGCGAGATCGGCACACACAGTATTTCAAACGTGGCACACCGCCGAAGCTGAGAAAACAGAGGTGATCAATGATAAATCTTGAATTACTCAGAAGAGGGGTAAATCGCATCTTTTACCGTAGGAGTTTCTACAAAGAGCATCGCCTTTTCAAAAGTGGCAAGCCAAAGCGGATGCGGAAAGCAATCTGAATCAATACATGCCCATGCAGTATCAAAGCACGAACATCATGGTGTGGAGAGAGACATTGGCAGTTTATGAAAGATTATGAATAATCAAAATCAAAAACCATTGTCTGATGATGAACTAAAAGAGGTTCTTGAGGAGATCAGACGGTAACACAGGGAGATCTGAACGGTCTCCCTTTCATTTTGGAAAGGAGCTGAAAAATATGGCTGAACCAATTAGTATCACTCCCACTATCAAAGCGATCATGATCACACAGGATGACCTGTTATCCGAAGAAGAGGTACAGGAAGTCCTCAAGACGATCCCGGCAGAAACACTGGCAGAGTACGATGACCAGTCTGATGGTGGCAAACCGGAAGATGTCGAGTCACTCACCCGGATGACAAGGGCTGGCTTCACGCTGACCAACAAGGCTGATTTTTACTACTTCGCTCACGGCAAATTCTCCAGCCGTAACGGTAAGAAAATCACCCGTGTAGTTTGGCATCACATGGCTGGAAATCTTACAGTTCGCCAGTTCATGGCTATCATGCAGAGCACAAGGCAGATGTCACCGACAGTATCCATCCACACGGATGGAACAGTCTACGCTTGGTGTCCGGAAGAGCGCAGACCGTGGACTACAGGAACATACGTTTGCGATGATCAAGCACTGACATTTGAACTTGCCAACGATCAGATTGGCGGTGACTGGCACATCTCAAATACGGTGCTCGACCTCGCTGCGCAGATTCACGCTGAGTGGAGCAAGCGTTATGGCATTCCGACAACATATTCCTACAGAGGGGCTGGAATCAACATGCATAAGGACTGGGCATCAACTGCTTGCCCCGGACCTTACCTGTCTCGCTTGATTACAAACGGCACGATCACCGCCAAGATCAATCACTATCTCGGCATCGATCCGAAGCCCACACCTTCCAGTTACCCGGATCAGATCCTTACAGTCGGAAGCAAGGTCAAATCTTACGGCTTCCTCGTTGAAGGACTGAAGAAGAAAAACGGTGAATGGTGGATGTATAACTCATGGGTAGGCGGTTGGTTTCCTTGTGCCGATGTGGATGAAGTCGATACTCGTGACGGCAAAAAGGACCAGATTGTCCATGTCGGCAGCGGTGTTGCATTCCCCGGCGAATATACTGTCACCGCTGTGAATCCGAGTCTCGATATCTGCTACCTCAAAGAGTTGGGGTATTGGGTAAAATGCCGGTGTGTTGAAGAGGTTAAGGAGGGCAGATAAATGGACATCAAAGAATATGTCGCAGTCACCGTGATGGCTGCGGTATGGCTCATCATACAGATTCTTAAAAAGCCTGTGTTTGACCGTTTCAACCTGTCGGACTACATTCCGCTGTTTGCCGGTCTTCTCGGCATCCTGTTTGTATTTTGGATCAACGGAACTGTCAATTTTTCGCTGTTCCTTGAAGGTATCGCTTCCGGGTTCTCTGCCACAGGGCTGAACGAAGGGATGAATGCGATCTTTAACGGTGACAGCGATGCCGAATAACGATTTCACAATATCCTTTGCCCAGCTTGTATGGCTGGTAGGCGGTTTCACTGCCTTGGGAGCATTCCTCAAATGGGCGATGACTCCGTTCAAGAAGATTGAGGATCATGAGAATCGGATCTCAGCCCTTGAGAAAAGTGAGGATGAAAACAAAGAATTTATCCAGTACACAACGAAAGCACTCAACGCTATAGTAAATCACATGATTGATGGTAACGGCATAGACAAGCTGCAAGAAGTCCGTGACGAATACCAAAAAAATATTATCAATCATCTATAAGGGAGGGTGAGAATAGCCTATGCTCTGAGTTTGGTAGACAACCAAATACACGGAGACAAAAAGAAACGAAGGCTTGGATCTCCACAATTTCATACACCAAAAAGAAAACCGAATAATAATAGAAAGGAAGGTAAATCCTCTTAACTCCCCGGTTTAGACTGCTGCTTCGGTAGCAGTCTTTTTTTATTTGTGCTATAATCTGTTCGTTCTGCTCAGACAGGTATCTGACGTTCCCTCTTCGGAGGGAATTTTTTTATGCTATAATGACGGCAATGTTATAGCAGAAATCCATTAGGCACGATGGTGTGCTGACGAGCACTGGGCTATCTTTGGGTGGGTGCGTTCCAGAGAGCCAAAAGAGCCACATGTACAGTGGCTTTTTTGTTTCCGTGGCATGAATCGTGGCATGAAATTCAAAAAAGGCATGCTCAGACATGGCAATTTATGCCTATTTATAGCGGTTTATAGAGGGTTAAAACAGGTTAAAACGGCATATGATCGTATCCTGTTATCCGCACCATATTAAAAAAAGCCCAGTAAATACTGGGTTTTTTCATGCCGTGGCATGAGTTTGGCATGATTTTGCACGGTTTATTTTCGCCATCATGCCATTGTCGGTCGATTCAAGAAGGTGTGTGTAGGTGTTCAAGGTGGTTGTGATGTCCTTGTGACCAAGCCTTTTGCTCACGGCTACGATGTTTACTCCATTGTTGATGAGCCATGATGCATGGGAATGTCTCAAGTCATGAAGTCTGATGCGCTTCACACCGCTCTCTTTGATTCCCCGGTGAAACCATGTATCAATCATGTTGACTGACAATCCAGCTTCACCTCCGAAAACGTAGTTTCCGGGCTGTTTGAGAAGTGGTTGCAATTGGCTGACCAAGATATCATCTATTTTGATTGTGCGCACTGTACGCTTCTTGGTGGGCTTCAAACCCTGTGCCTGTGTTCTTTGCGAATATTTGATCGTCACAGAGTTTCCGTTAAGATCTTTTTTCTGTAGTGCGATGGCTTCACCTCTTCGGCAGCCAGTCCAAAACAGGAAACAGAAGAACACGGAATAGACAGGGTGGTTCACTTTGGCTATGAACTGGTTAAACTCTTCGACAGTCCATACGTTCAGTTCCTTGTCAATTTCCGCCAGCACTTCCTCGTCAGTCTTTTGCAGTCTTGTGAGGAAGTCTGCGGTATTGGGAAGATCGTATGTCTGATGTGCAAAGCGGAACACGCTTTTTACGTAGCTTATGGTGCGGTTCTTTGTTGTTGTGGAGAATCTGTCATCCTGTGCGAGATTGGCTCTCCATTGGCTCAGAATCGCCTTGGAAATCGATTCCAGCTTGTAGTCATAGAATGGAAAGCGAATGGTGAAGTGCTCTTCATGCTTCTGCCGGGTAATTGCCGATGCCTGGGTTGCATCTTCCCATACTTTCACGATGTCGGAAAAGGTGACATCAGATCTCGCTTCGGCAAAGAGCAGTTCCTTCTCCGCAGCTACTGCTTCTCGCTTGGTGGCAAATCCTCGCTTCTTTGAGGAAATCGTTTTCCCGGTTACAGGGTCTTTCTTCTGATATGAAATGTACCATGTGTTTCTTTCTTTATCTTTGTATACCGGCATAATTTTTACCCACTGTGTTTATTGTCTGCGATGGGCTATTATTTGTTCAGCCCATTGTGTGTAGGCGGTTATATATTCTCCTTATTTGCTTTTGGAAAAGGTCTGTGGAATGAGGTCTCCACAGGCTTTTTCTATTCCAGCCCAAGAAGGATACGAACCGCTCTTTTTGTTTTCTCATCTGCATTTTCATAGGCGGTTTCGATCTCGCTCTCTTTGTGTTTGTCTTTGGCGAGTTTTGCGGAAGGATAGGTGACTGTCGGTGAAACATCCAAGCCCATCAGAAATGCTGGGTCAACGGCAAGTGCTTCCGCTATTGACTGTAGTTTGTTCTTCTTTGGCTCTGCGTACCCGGAACGGTACTGCGAGATTGTTGCTTCTGAAATGCCGGTTCTGCGATGAAGTTCCGCTGGTTTCACACCACGCAAAACCAAGGCTTCATTCAGCCTGTCTGCAAATGTAGCAATCTTATTCATAATGATCTCCTTGTCTTTATTTTAGTAATGGAAAGCACTACTTTCAAGATTTCAAACAAAACTTTAAAAAACTTAAAATCTTGTGTTGACATCCATACTTTCAAAATGTTAAAGTATTGTCACAGGAGGTAAGGCGATGGCAAGAAGCTACAACAAGCTGAGAGGAAGAATCATCGAGAAATTCGGCAATCAAGGTGCATTCGCTGAAAAGCTTGGTATCTCAAGGCAGTGGGTCAGCGTGAAGCTGAACAACAAATCCGAATTCAGCCAGTCAGAAATTCTGAAATGGTGCGATGTTCTTGAAATCAGCGAAAAAGAAATTGTCGATTATTTTTTTGCACAGTGACTTTCAAAAAGTTAAAGAAAGGAGAACATGAGAAGAATACGGAAGTATGAAGAACTCGCCATGGACACACATTTGCACAACATCTCGGAAGTCCAGCGGTTCACCGGCTTCTCTTATGCGGAGTCCAAGAAGCTGTTCCAGACGGCATATCAGATTGATTCTGAACGGCTCGGAGAGTACATGGACACACCGTATGTGAGAAAGAAGACGGTCATGAAAATCACCGGAATCACAGAACAGGACATTTACGAAAAAATGCGGATGCTGGAACATCCGCACAATCGATGACTTGGCTAAGTCATCCTCATTCTAACACACATGGAGGATTTATGAAAATTAAACAGACAATCAGCAAGAAAGACTTGAACGGTATTTATGACATCATCATTGTCACCTTCATCGCAGAGATGGTCATGGTGGCGCTCGCCATGGTCATGGGGGTGATCTGATGCGCAGATTCACAGAGATGAACTTCAAGGTTCGCCCGGAAGAAGACGGCAGCTACGTTGTTTTCCATAAAGCCGGTGCGAGATACGAAACGATGGACTTCACCACAGAATTCGGATGGAACACAACAAGGTTTGACGATGGCAGTGTATATAGCGGAACGGCTATCCCGGATGGTGAAATGGCTCGGTGTTATGCTCACTGGCTCAAGCAGTACAGAATCGGTTCAAACTACTGGTTTGATGAAATCGAAACCATGCTCGATGAAGTCAAAGCAGAACTCAAACAGTATGACGATCGCAGACTGACCGATGATGAAGCGGATCGCTGCGACAATCTTGAAGAACTGCGTGACTTACTTGAAAAGGCAAAGGACTTTGCGGAGGTGCTGAGATGAACATTGTGCTTGGAATCGCAACCATGGTCATGATGGCTGTGGTCATCTATCTGAACGTGAGGCTGAACAATCACGAAGCAGACACAAATCTTGAAATCGAAGAATTGAAAACCAAGTATGACCACATCGAAAAGCTGGATGAATCAATCGACAGTGATCTCGATTTAGCTGAGATGCAGATCGCCACAAATAATGACTCAATCAAAGACATCACCGCAAGGCTGGAAGAGATCGCCAAGGACATCAAGAGACTGGATGAGCGGACAGAGGTTGACCATAAGAACCTTGTTGATATCAGACAGCGATACATCCTGTACAAAGAGCCAACCGTGCCGGTAATAAACGGTGGAGTGCCATGGGCGAAGGATATCAAGTGTAAGGAGGAAGATAATGACTGACTTTGAATTAACCGTCAAAGACGGACAGATTGTGGTCACAGAGGAAGTTGCCAATGCACTGGCACAGGCTCAGATCCTCGACAAGACAATCAAGGAACTCACCGCACAGAGAGATGCCATCGTCAAACCGCTGAAGGCAGCGATGGACAAGAACGGCATCACATCATTCAAATCAGATTACCTCAATGTCAGCCATACGGCTGGAAGCATGACCGAAACCGTCAATGTCGAAAAGATGAAGGATGACGGCATCTACGAACGCTATGTCATGTTCATTCCAAAGAACGGCTCATACAGAGTCACATATCCAAGGGAGAAGAAGAATGCCTAAGAGTGAAATTGTGATGGACACCGCTGATGTCATCAAGAACATGAACATCTATGAAAAGATGCTCCACATCCAGTCTGAGATCCCTACAGTCGCAAAGAATCTGAATGTGGATACCGGGAAGAATAAGTCATACAAGGCGGTCTCTGAGCGTGATGTCAAGGATGCGCTCAAACCGCTGGAAGAGAAGTACGGTGTGTACTCATACCCGGTTCAGAAAGAACTGATTGAGCAGACTTTCCTTGAACAGGAAACACAGTACGGAAAGCGTAAGTCATTCTACATCCGTGAGAAGGTCACATACAGGTTTGTCAATGTCCACAATCCGTCAGAGTTCATAACGATTGACGGCTACGGTGATGGTATCGACACAGGTGACAAGGCAACCGGAAAGGCAGACACATACGCATCGAAGTATTGTCTGATGTCTGCATACAAGATTTCCACTGGTGATGACCCGGACCGTGATGCATCAGAAACCTATACGCAGAAGTCATCCCAGTATGACCCGGCTACGCTGGCGGTTGAACTGACCAAGGTGACAGGTGATCTGAGAAATATCGGTATCGACATCCATGATGAAAAGGTCGCTGAATACATCTGCAAAGAAGCAAATGTTAAGTCGATTGACGGTGGTCAGCTTCTGACAGATCTTCAGGGAATGGCGAGAGTGATCTCTGTCATGAAGGTCATCGCTCAGAAGAAAGCCAAGTGAGATACAGATACACGAATGTTCCTTCGCTTCTTCAAGGGGATATTCCAGCAGAGGAAGCGAGATGTTATGTGTGCGGTAAAGGAAATTGTGACTTCCACCACCTCCTTTCAAAAACCGAAAAACGCTTTGCCGAGCACATAGGTGCGTGGATATGGCTGTGCCGAAGTCACCATAGCTATATCCACGATACCAGTGAAGGGCAGAAGCTATGGAGACAGTGGAAGGCAACGGCTCAAGCCGAATACGAAAAAACGCACACTCGACAGGAATGGATGAAAGGTGCTCACAGGAACTACCTATGACTTACATGATGGCAATTAATCCGGATGAGATGAGGGCTGCAATCAAAGAAAAAATGAGCCTTATGGCGATGTCCAAACTGCTCTTACCGGACAGGATTGACCCGTACAGGCAGTTCAGATACTGGCTGAGACATGGACGGATGCCAAGGGATAAGCACACAGAAATGATGGAGATATTGAATGATCATATCAGCAAAGAATCTGATGCGTTATCTGTCTGACGGTCAGTGCTCAATCACATTTGAATGCTCATGGAAAGCGAAAGAAGCCTTGGAGAAGCTGGAACGAGGAGATTATGAAGTCTCTATCGTCAAACAGAAAAAAGGTCGCTCACTGGCTCAGAATCGCTATCTGTGGGAATTGCTCGGACAGATTTCCATCAAAGAAAACGGAGATACATCAGAAGACATCAACATATACTGCCAGCTTATTGAACAGTGTGGGGTGAAATGTGAATACATGTTAATCCCGGCAGAAGAAGATGTTGTGAACAGACTGAGCAGAGTTTACCGGGCAGTCAAGGTCTTACAGGCAAGACAGTACAACGGCAAGCGGATGTGGATGGTCAAATGCTTCTATGGCTCATCAAAGATGGACACCAAGGAGATGAGTGTTCTCATTGATAAAACAATCGAAAGAGCGGAAGCAACTGGGATTGATGTTGAACCGTGGAGAGAAAAATTCAACGGATGAAAGCAAAGGAGAACTTATGGAAGACATTGTATGGGTAAACAAAGAACGGACTGGAGGTATCAGCAAAGGTGATTTATCAATAACCAAAACCAAAGACGGTGTGTGCATCATCGTCAGAAACGGTTGGCAAGATGAAATCACAAATACCGGCTTTATCCGGTTTGGCTTCTCACCGAAAGACAAGAACAAACTGTACTTCATGTCAGCGGACGAAAAACACGGCTGGAAACTTTCGGTTCAGAATTCCGGCACAAAGAACCTCAGGGCACAGGTATCCGATGCCAAAGTGGTTGACGGCTTGCTGAGATTCATCGGTGATTACGAACTGGATGTGAACGATGACAATATCTTCTTCATCGACAGAAAGAATGTTTTATGAGCCAACGAGAATTAATCCTTGAATATTTGAAGGAACACAAAAGCATGACCAAGCTGCAGGGTCTGAGACAACTCGGCATCATGAATGTCGGAGCGAGAATCGGAGAACTCCGTGCGCTTGGCTACAACATCGAAACAGAGATGATCCCGGTTAAGGGAAAGAGAAAAGTGGCGAGGTATTCGCTGAATGGGTGACAGGAGAATGCTGACGGCAAAGGTAACGGATGCGGATGCCTTCGTCAGCATGCCTTCATCCGCACAGGCATTATATCTGCATCTGAACATGGGAGCGGATGATGACGGCTTCAACAATCAAGTCCAGCTTGCCATGTTCAAGGCACACGCATCAGTTGACGATGTGAAACTGCTCTTAGCAAAGAGGTTCATTCTTCAGTTTGAGAGCGGAGTGATCGTTATCAAGCACTGGAGAATGGCGAATGCTCTGAGAAATGACAGATACAAGCCGACAAGCTTTCAAGAAGAACTGAGCATGCTCAAGGTAAAGGATAACAAGTCCTATACGTTCTCAGATGGCGAATGGTTGCCAAATGGTTGCCAAACGGTTGCCAAACGGTTGCCAGATGGTTGCCCTAACTTAACTCAACCTAACTTAACGGAACATAACTTAAAAGAAGAAAAGAATACATATTGTGCGGAAGCTGACGAAGTCATCGACTATCTCAACATGAGAACAGGCACAAAGTACCGTCATGTTGATTCAACCCGGAAGCATATTCAAGCGAGATTGAAGGAAGGCTTCTCCGTACAGGACTGCAAAGATGTAATCGACAAGAAGTGTGTTGAATGGATGAATTCAGACATGGAGAAATATCTCAGACCACAGACATTGTTCAATTCTGAGAAATTTCAAAACTATCTGAATGCTCCTGTAAAGCAACGGAAAGGACAGAACGTATTTTGACAAAGGAAGAAGTAAAACAGATTCTCACATATCTGAAAAACCAGTTTCCTCAGTCTTACTCACATTTACAGACCGATCAAGATGCAAACATGTTTGTCGCAATATGGCATGACATTCTCAAAGACGAAAATCCGAAACTGGTGCAAGCTGCGGTCAAAAAACTTGTAGCAGAGAACACCAGTGGATTTGCACCGAACATCGGAATGATTCGTCAAATGATGAAGGACATCTCTGGAATCAAAATGATTGGTGCTGACGAAGCATGGCAGATGGTGCGGAAGGTGTGGTCGAGCATCGGAAGTGAGAGACCGGACGAAGTCAGAGAAGAATGGGAGCAGTTACCGGCAGCCGTGAAAAGAATCTATAGCCCGGCAGACTTGGTGGAACTCGCATTCCATACAACCTCTCATGATATCGAAGCATATGAAAAGCCAAGATTCATGAAGAGTTACGAATCTATCGCTTCTCAAGAGGTTGAGAGAGCATTGATGGGCAAGAGCATTTCGCAGCTTGCCATAGAAACAAGCGGAACGCTGATGATAGGAGAAACAAAATGACTGCAACAAATACAGTGAATCTTATCGGCAGAAACACTGCTGATATCGAAGTGAGAAAAACTCAGAGCGGTCTGTCGGTCGCATCGTTCACACTGGCGGTCGATGGCAGACAGAGAGATGATACGGACTTCATCACCATCATTGTATGGAGACAACAGGCTGACTTCCTCGGACAGTATGCAGAGAAGGGATGCATGCTCAGCGTGGAAGGACGGATTAAGACAAGATCCTATGAAAGAGATGGTCAGAAAGTCTATGTGACCGAAGTGGTCGCTGACGATGTCAGAATCTTGGCACACAACTCAAAGAAGCCACAGAATGAGTATTCCTCCGCACCTATGCAGACTGCCCCTCAGACGGCTCAGAATCAGCCTTCTCAGCCACAGTACACACAGCAGTATTATCAGCCACAGCCTTATCAGCCTTCCCCGGAAGTTGAAAGGGCTGCGAAGTACGGACTGGATATTTCCAGCGATGATTTGCCGTTCTGAGGTGAAACATGATCAAGTGTGAAAACGGAAAATGCGAGATGGAAGGAAGCGGAAGCCTTCTGACCATCGAGATGGCAATCATCATCAACACATTCAAAGAGTGCCTTGAAGAGAACGCAGACACTGCCATGGAAGTTGCGCTGGCAATAAGTGATAAAGACACCATGGATAAATTCACATTGAAAGACATGGCTGATGCCTAATGATTTGTGCCAATTGCCATAAACCAGTAACCTACGGATATTTTTGGGAAGGTGAGTCGGTGAAGTACATCTGCACTGACTGCCTTCTCTCCTACAGGAGCGGAAAAGTGAAGAAATATGATAGAGAGCAAATCATGCGCATGCATGAGAAAGGCTATTCAAATGAGACCATCGCAGCAGTAATGGGAACAAACAGATTAACAATCGGATGCATCATCAGAAAGGAAAAGAAAAATGAACTTGACGAAATTCAACGCAGAAGACTGGCTGAAGCCAAGAAGAGCCACTAAAGGTTCGGCTGGCTATGACTTCATTGCCCCGGATGACATCATCATCCCGGCAAAATGGAAAAAGGAATTCGATACAGGATTATCGGTCGAGGTTGAGGACGGCTATGTGTTACTGCTCTTCATCCGCTCCTCACTCGGTAGCAAGGGAATCACGCTCACAAACAATGTGGCGGTCATCGATTCAGACTATCGCCAGCATATCAGAGGATTCCTTCTGAATGAGACAAACGATCCGTACATCATCAAGAAGGGTGAGAGATACATGCAGGGAGTGATTCTGCCGTACTTCACCACAGTAGACGATGATGTCACAGAAGAGCGCACAGGCGGTGTAGGGAGTACAGGAAAATGAAATGGATTCCGATGAGCGAGCATAAACCGACTAAGAAGGGTCGGTACATGATCACAGTCGAAACGTGGAGATATGAGAATCTCAAGCATGTGCCGTACAGACAGATTTACGTTGATGACTGGGATGATCTCGGAGAATTTTGGGAAGAATGGGAAGGCGATGTCCTCGCTTGGGCTGAACTTCCAGCACCATATGAAGGCAAATAGACAAGAATTCAATTTCGCACGATGAGTAAATTGAACACCGATGATGAGTAAATTGAAAGGAGGATAGTATGACAAACGAAGAATGTTTGGATAAAGCACTTGAGTATACAAGCATCACAAACAACTGTTGTAACAAGGTTGACAGGTGCATCTACAGTGACCGCTGCTATTTACATGGAGAAATATCCGAATGTGAAGAGTATACGGTATTCAAGCGGATAAAGAGTGCACTTGAAAGAGAACCAGTCAGACATGGAACGTGGAAAGAACACAAAGTGAAAATTGACGGTAAGTTCACTCTCTCAATTCCGTGCTACTTATGTTCAGAATGCGGTGGATACATGGATGCGAGTCCGCTCCTATTCAAATACTGTCCATACTGCGGAGCGAATATGGATGGGGTAGAAGAGTGAAGCGAATTATTACCTGGGTTAAAGTGTGGAACGAGTGGAGAAAGCACAATCTTAACGGCAGATTACATAAATTTCTTGTGCTGATAAGGGTAGTGCATTCTCCAACGTTCGATATCGAATATGGGTTCAGAAAGAGGATTGAAGAAGATGGCACTGATTGAGAAAGAAGACGTCATTGCAGAATTAAACTGGATGTTTTCACGCAACACAATAAGTACAGAAAGAATCATCGACACTATCAAAAAGATGCCAAGAGCCGACGCAGTATTAGTAAAGCATGGTAAGTGGATAAGAGAAAAATTAAACGATGGCGAAGTCGCATATTGCAGTAAATGCGGAACTTATGTGGAAGTTGATATGGTGGAAGAATTGGTATTCAGATATTGCCCGTGGTGCGGAGCAAAGATGGATGCACAGGAGGATGAAAAATGCTCTATGTAATTCTTACTGACAACTACAACATTGCATACACCAAGATGATTTTGGATGTAATCCACTATGAAAAAGATCTGAGCATTCGCCGAACAGACAGAATTTGTATGAGGGTGATACTGATGAACGGAGATGAAATTCACTACGTGCCTAAGTACCGCCTTGAACAGTGGTCTATAGGAAGAAGAGACTATGTTGAAATCAGTTCACTTGGCGAACTGGTTGGAGGACAGAATGAAAGTCAAAACATTGATTAACAAATTAAAGAAAATGCCACAAGACAGCAAAGTGATCCTTGTTAACACGGATACGTTTGAAAACGGTGCTTATGAAGTAAACACTGTCACTGATTACGAAGATGGCACTGTTGTCCTCGATTCCAACTACAAGAAGAACTACTGGGAGGACGAATAATGATGTTTATTCTCGGAATGATAACCGGTGCATTCTTACTGGTTGCATATTCCTGTATGGTGTTGTCCGGGAGATTGAGCAGAGAGGAGGAGCAGCGTGATAAAGACAGAGAACGTTGAAGTATGGGGATTTGAGCATGCCATCAGAGGTATGCGAAATCCGATGAACTCACATGTTATAAGCGATAGCGATTATTGCACGGCTATGAATTGTTTTAACTGTATTTTTGAACGGAACACACCGGAATGTAATGAAATAGCTGCGAATGATTATGCCATCGGCAAGAATGACATGGATCTGATGCAGAGACTGTACAAGGCTGGCACAGAGCATCGGAAGTACCTCCGTCAGATATTCGTCAGCATGGATATCACAGCACCGTTGTATTGGTGGAAAGAATTTGACACTTACAAAATCGGAACAGTCAGCAACTCCTGTAGCACTATGCACAAGATTCATGCAAAGGAATTTACGTTGGATGATTTCAGTTGGGAGCATTTAATGCCTTCACACGATATTCAAATCGGTATGATGCCCATTCCGATGCCGTTTAATTTCCAAGATACATTACAGGATACGATTGATGCGCTGAATATAGCGAGAGAATTGTATCTTGAATCAAAGGATAAGGATTACTGGTGGCAAATGATTCAGTTGCTGCCGTCATCCTACAATCAGCGCAGAACCATCACCATGAACTATGAGAACGTGATGACCATCATCAATCAGCGCAAGGGGCATAAGCTGGATGAATGGAATGACTTGGTGGAAGAACTGTACAAACTGCCATATGTAAGGGAGATCAGAGGGGAATGAGCCGTGCAGACGAAATAAGAGCGATTACCAGCCGTATGTATGAGAAAAGCGCAAATGAAGATATTCACAGATTGATGGATGCGCTAAAAAATGATGACGAAAGCATGCTTTATCTGCTAAACTTTGTGGAGAAATGGGATCAGAAGTGCAGAGAAAACTTCGGTCTCCGCAAGAAGGTCGCAAACTACAAAGACAAGTTCGAGCACACTGCTTTCTCTCTATATCGGTAATAACATGGTGGACATGTACGGTGTCCACCTTTAATTTTTGAAGGGGATACCTATGATTGACATCTCGGAAGTCGCAAAAGGGAAGGAACGTGAATATTTAAGGCATCTGTCCGAATTGTGTTCCTGTCCATGCTACAGGTGCACGGCTATATGCGAAAAAACCTGTGAAAAGTACCAATTATGGTCAGACATGATGTGGAAGGAGCGTGAACTGCGTGAAAAGCGAAATAATCCGTGTTCTGAATGAGTTGAAAGAAAAAAGAACACACTGCCAGTGTTCCAGAGACAAAGTTGTCGAAAAAACGTACTTTGAACAGGTCATCCGAATGATATCTGCGCTCCCGGAGAGCATGGACATCCCGGAATACATACAAAAAGAACAGGATGCCGTTCCTATCCGAAATAATGACCTCCGAATCAGATATACAGTGTATGGTTATGCGGTAGCAATCGCAAAGAAGGTAAGAAATGAACGATCCATGGTATGACTCGCCAAAATGGCGAAAAACAAGACTGTCCGCTTTGAGAAGGGATGGATATCAAGATCAAGAAGCAAAACGCTTTGGAAAAATCAAACCAGCGGAAATTGTTCATCATATCTTTCCAAAAGACGAATATCCGCAGTATGCATACTGCTTATGGAATCTGATTTCAGTGTCAAGAACCACCCACAACACATTTCATGACAGAGACACCGATGAACTGACCGAAAAAGGCAGAGAACTGCTCAGAAGGACATGCAGAAAGAAAAATATGCCGATACCGGAGAAATACCTTGAACCAAAACAGAAGGGAACAAAACAGACCGATGGATACTATTACGATTAAGGATTTGGAAGCCTACAGGGGAATGGCTGCCGAACTTGAATCACTGGAAGCGATGCGGATGTGGACTTACTTCCCGGTATCCTCTCCGAATGGGCATGAAAATATCGGTCAGCGTGGGAACTCGGTGTCCAACCCAACTGAGCAAGCCGTCCTCCGATTGGAAGAGATAGACGAGCGGATCTCACAGAAAAGAGAAGAACTGTCTGTCCAACTGGAAAGGATCTTGAACTGGGTGGACTCCATTGAAGATCCGACCATCAGAGCCATGATTCAGTGGCACTACCTTCATGGGCTGGACTGGGGAAAGACCTGTCGGAAGGTGTACGGATATCACAACTATCACACATGCAGAAGCGCAGTATTGCGATTTATGGGAGTGAAAAAATGACGTTTGAAGAACTGAAAGCAAAGGCAGAAGGCATTTTCGGAAGAACCCTGTCCGATAAAGAGGTGGCAGAAGTCGCAATCAACCGTCTGTCCGAATTGGATGACGATAATTTAGAATTGCATGATACCATCGATGGATTGCATGATGACATCTCAAGTCTGAGACAGGAACTGTCCGAACAGAAACAGTATGACGGTGTTGTGAAACTGATTGCCGACAAGCTGCAAGAAATCGTCTCAACGAAGGCAAAAGCCTACAAAATCAGAATCAATCTGGACAAAGTATGCGTACCGACAATCGACTATCTTGTCGAAGATGAACCACTGATGATGGAGGATGAAGAATATGAATAATTCTGAGGTTTACAAGAATGTCAGAGACCGTTACAAATGGCAAGGAACACTGACGGATGCGGATGTCATCGTCAAGCAAGAAGGAGAGATCGAATACTACCGGGGAAGAATCAAGCTGATGGAAAAAGCCCTCGCTGAATCTGAAGAGAAATTCTCGCAGATGTTCGATAGCAAGAACGAAATAATCTGCGAGCTGAAGGAGGCTCTTGCCAAGAAGGTTGTCCGACCGGGTGATATCGTCAAGTTTGAGTATGGTGAAGGCAGATCGGTCATATTTAAGGTGAACAACTGCACTGTCTACTTTGGCGGTTGGGAAGATCGTAATGTGGAACTGTGTGGAACGAGGTTCGTAACGGAGAAGGACTGTCCGAATGAAGGTGACAATAACATACGCTGACAAGAAGAAGGAACTTGAACGCATCTTCAGAAGGGAACTGTCCGACCGTGAAATGGTGGAAGCCATGTGTACCCAGGAAGGCTATTACAGAAGCAAGCTGATTGATGCTGAGAAAGATCTTGCCGATGAAATATCCAAGAAATACAGGGCAATCGCAATGATTGAATGCGCTGAACGGATGCTGGCTGAAGCAAAGGAGACATTGTCCGAATGAACTGGAATCCAGCCAAACGCAAAGGCACAAACGTTCCACCGCCAGCAAGGCTGCTACACGCTCCAAAAGCGATACGCTGTCCGAATTGCAATGCTCCTGTTCGTCCGAATCAGATTAGATGCGATTACTGCGGAAGCTGGTTTGGAAACCATGTGGAAACTGAAATCCTGTATGCCGATAACAAGCCATACATGATCGTTGAGAAAATCAGCGATGAAGTGGCTGAAGAGATCAGAAGGCAAGCGATTATCCGATAATAAAGCCCATCCGACTGGATGGGTCTTTTTTTAGATGACTCCGTCTTCTTTCAGCTTGGCGATTTCGTCCTCGGCAATCTGAGTGTTGACTCTTTTGATGTCTGCCCGGATTAACTCTTTGACATAACCCTGTTTGTTGGGAAGGCTGTCCAACCAAGCGAGGATGTCAGCATCGGTGCCGGTGTTCAGTTTCATTTTGAACTGAACCGTGTGCGCTGCATCATATTTTGCGTTTGCCCTGTACTGGGCTTCGGTGATCTTTCTTGCCATTATGTTCTCCTTCTCTGTGTACACTGATTCTAAGCCTTTTTCGGAACGCTGGCAAGGCTCAGATGGAAGCCATGTATCATTTCACGATCCAAAATTCATTGTCTCCCCGGGTGATCACTTCTCCATCCATCATCCTGTCCATCTCATATTCTGAGAAACCGAATGACATAAAGTAAGATCTTCCGTATAACCAGCCATTGATGAAATACTTCATGTTATGCTCCTTTCAATTCATGAATGATGTAATCACCATAAATGTTTTGATTTCCGTTGTGTTCTCCGATGAAACCATTTCCGTCATCTGTGACTGTCCACCCGGATGATACATAACCAGCTTTCATGTCAGACATGATCGCCTGTGCCATCTTGATGGTCTCTGATTCACTGTCCGAATAACTTCTTTCCAGTGTGAGAATGTGTTTCTTTTTGAAACCAACGCAGTTGTACTGCATGGGAACTGTTGCGATGTATGCCATGTTGTTCTCCTTAACAATCCATGTAGTTTTCTTTGTAAAAACGAATGCACTGCTGGATGTTGCCTTCCACCAAGTATTCCATTTTGCTCAACGGTTGGAATCTGCCGTCCGACTGAATCATGGGAATTCCAAACATTAAATCCTTAATGCCGTATCCCTTATGGTAAAGCCATGCTGAATAGACCATTTCTTCAGTGTCCAGTACGATGTCCACCCGGAAATCGCCTTTGCCAAGTGTTTCCAGCACCGGTGTGTTAGTAATCTTTTTCATGTTGCCCTCCTTATGCCTTTATGGCTTTCTGTCCACCTCGGAAGATCCGGGGCAGACAGAAGGCTATAACTGCCTTCTCCGATTCAACTGTTGACCATGCTTTCCAGCATTGCCTTAGCTTTGAATGTGACCGGTGACTCTTCTTCTGTGAGTTCGTAGTTTTCGATGACAGTGTTGATGTCATTCAGAAGACCGTCATAATCGCCTTTATACATGAGTTCTCCGATCCATTCTTTCGCTTCATTCAACCACGGGTCGCTCATATCTCTGTATTCCTCGTAGGCATCAATCAGAGCCTTGAATACCGGAAAGTTTGAAGCACCGGCAATGAGTGCCTTCCAGCGATCATCAGTAATGCTATTTCCGGTTGGATACAGAGAACAAGCTGCAGAGAATGACTTGGGGAATTCAGCGACAAGATCCGACTCATAATAGAACATGCATTCAATGAGTTCATCGAGAACATCGTCAGAGTCTCCATCGAAAATCTGATCCATGACTTCTTCCTCGATTTCTGCGTAGGTTCTGCGCTGGTAGTACTGATCGTACTTTGAGCCTTCTTCAAAAAGCGCACCGGCTGCGAGTTGAGCGACTGATTCATAATATGCTTTGATTTTTGACATGGTTTTTTCTCCTTTTCTTTGCCTTCATTGGCTGATATCCAGCGGTTACCGGGTAGCCACCAGATATAAGGCAATGAGTGCCTTATTTGTTCAGATTTCAACCATGTTTCTGATAGCTTTGATAAATCCTTCAACTGTGCGGTCGGACTGTCTGAAACACTGGACTAAATCTTTCGTGCTGAATGATTTCGGCAATGCGTAATACTGTGCCGGGTAGTAAACAGTGATGAATTTTGTCATGCCGGTCTTGCAATCATAATCATCCGGATCTGACCACCAGCCTGTTGTGTGTTTCTCCATTCTGAATGTGAACTCCGGGATTTCCTTATTAAGGAATTTAGCCATGACTTTTGTAACCTGTACTTTCATTTTTTATGTCCTCCTATCTGTGTACACTCATATCTTAATCACTAGGTATACACCTGTCAATAGGGAAATGAAATATTTTTTGTGGGGCTTGTCCAACTGGGGCGGTCAGCCTGTCCAACTGGGCGGTGTCCGATTCAAATATACGGCTGTCCGATTGTATGGGGCGGTGCCTGTCCGAATAGGGGCGGTGTCCAACTGGAAAAGGGGCTGTCCGCTTTTGGGGCGGTCGCTGTCCACCTCTGAAGGCTGTCCGCTTTGGATGCGATCATCTTTATAAATGTGCACCGGGAAAAACGATGGCAAAACGGTGGCAAACCGCTGGCAATGGCTTTCAGCGATCACGGAAGAAGGGAAACGGAGAATTAACCGCTTAAAAAAAGCACCGCTGGAAACGGCTTAAAAACGTCTCATACTGGATGATTGAAAACCGGCATATCAGAAGCGGACGATTTCAGAAGATAGAAAAGAAAACGAACCAGCGGAAGCGAGGAAAAACAGAGCAAAAAAAAGGAAGATCTGACGGTGAAAATAAAAAAATCCGAAAAAGATCTTTTTCAGAAGAAGGGAATTTCAGCGGATTTCAGAAGGCGATCACGGCAACTATTTGAAGGTATTTTCAGTCTATCGATGAAGGCAAAATCCGCAAAAATCCGAACGGCTGCCGGCTATATATTTCCGATCCAGCCCTATATATGAAGGAAAAAAGGAAGGGGAAACCGGAAGCGAACCGGGGAAGGGAAAAATCCGAAGCGGAAAAACCAGCACTTTAGCACGTTAAAGCGATAAAGCAACGGCGGGACTTTAACGCTTTAGTGCGGTAAAGCAAATGCGGAAATCCTTCAACGCTTTAATGCGCTAAAGCATCGGCTGCCGGTCTGGAAATGCCGAAAAAAACCGGGGTTATTTCCCGGCTTTTATTGTGGTTGTCATGATGTGATCATATATTATTGTTTCACCTATCTTATATTCACCGGGTAACATATCAGAGCCAATACAGATTTCGGTTTCCAGCGATTCAGAATAAGCGAAATACTCATAATAATCATATGAATCACTCAAATCTATTACATGCGCAATGCGTGAAATTGTCATCTTTTCCATGCTGGTTTTAAGCTGGACATTTTCCCGGCTTTTGTGATCACATGCCCGGGAAACTTTAACCGGTGAAACATTGCAAGCCGTAAGCATAGCAGCCATTACGGCTATTAACATCTTTTTCATTTTGTTGTTCCTTTCTTGTGAATGTCACATTCTGATATGATAAAGAACATATTATATATTTCGTCATTCGTGAGCGTTTCCAGCTCACAATATAAACATTGTTTAGCGTATCTTTCCGCAAGCTGGAAACGGTTATTTTTAAAGGCTTGTATTGCCTTAGTATATGCCGGCATTATTTCGCCTCCGTGATGATTCCAGCCTTTACAAGCCGTGAATACATCGCATTTCCTAAATTAAGTTCAGAGTGAATCAATGACACTAATTTGTTGTATCCGTAATCTTTGCGGGCATTGTATTTAGTAGAATGTTCAATGAATAATACATACTCATGTTCTGAACATCCGTCACAGTCGCTGCAATGCTGAATTGTTTCCGGATGTTTTTTATCTTCCGTGCCGCACCTACAAATGAATACAGATTTACCAGCACGTTTCAATGAATAGAACATATTTGCAATATATGCCACATGCCCGAAATTGAAACCGAATCCGGGAATAATGGACTTAACCACATTCACATTTGATAATGAATCTAACAATTGAATGTCTGAATCATTTTCTACTTTTGTATATGTCCATGCTTTGATATGGGGAAACTTTTTTAATACATTGTAATATCCCATAGCCTCACCGGGGATAAAATCGCCGGTTGCGTGAATACGGAATTTCACAATGTTTTCATATCTCAATTGGATTTCCACAAGCTGGAAATAGATTTCCGGATATTTTCTCAATAACTTTGTTCTCATGATGAGATAATACTTTGTGCTTTCATATTGGTAATTATTTGATTTACCATAGCAACCTTTACAATCGAACGGGCATGTTCCCGGCTCGGATTCGATGTGAATATTACCGGCTTTATCCTTGAATTCACATGATGTGGTATTTGTTCCCGGAAGGGTTGAACCGTGCCATACTTCCGTGCCGAGCTTTTCATTTCCTTCAACTAATGGCATGGGATACAATATTCCATCAATCATCACAAAGTTACCGAATGTTTTTAAGCCCATGTTTTCAACGGCTTTTTTGACTGTGCTTTTCATATTTAACCTCCATGTGTACACTTGTACATTAATAAGTATAATCAATCGGAAACGAAATACAAGTATACACATGTACTTTTTTACGTGAAATTTATTCCAGGTATCACCGGAAATAAAAAAAGCCGGGATTAACCCAGGCATTCAGAAGGACATTAACAAAAGGGAAATATAAACCGGATATAAAAGGATCTTTTCACACTGGAATATAAACCGGGATAAAAAACCATTGAATATGATCATATAGCAGCCGGGTAAAGCTTGAATATTTTCACCTATATAATAAGGATAGAAAAAAGCCGGGCATTAAACCGGAGTGAATGCCGGGGATATAGCTTGTATATTCTAGCTTGCAATATCTGAATCACAGTGACTGGAAACAATAACAATAATGAATGAGTGACAATGATTGAAAGCAGCGAAAAAGGCTTTAATGCGTTAAAGTGTAACGCAATAAAGTGATAATGCGTTAATGCGTAACGCTTTAAAATGGAGTTGTGCTAAAAATATGCCATGCCGGACACCCCCCCCTGCATGCATGGACATGCGAGCATGAAAGCCACA